TTGCGTTTAACCCAGCGGGTAAAACCAGACATGGTGATTCCCGAATTGCAACTTGAGGACTTTACAAACAAAAAAGTCAATCAAGCTGAAGAACGGGTTATGCAGCTAGAAAACAAATTGCGTGAAAAAGATATTCGAGAGCATCTTGAATCAAAACGCCGGGCTTTAAAAGCTAACGGCATTGCTCGTACTGATGAAGATATTCAAGAGATTGAAAAAATCATGCTTGAACAAGGTATTACAAGCCACGACACGGCAGCGCAGCATTGGGAGTGGATGAAACAAGCCGCAACCCCAACGCCTACTGGATACAACCCAAATATTATTAACAAGTTTGACTTGTCAAAGTATTGGAAGAATCCACAAGGTGCTGCACGCAATGAAGCGGCTACTGCATTGCAAGAAATTAGGAACAATGGTCGTAGACCTATTGGTGTTTAATGTTTAATGTCGGGGATAATTTTTTTAATCTAAGGAGCCTGCTATGCCTATAGGCGGCGGAATTTTACCAGCATCAGGTAGCTCACAATACAACGAGCTTACCTATGTCACAAGACGGGCGTTTATCCCCAAACTTGTGGTACAGCTATACAACTCAACCCCCCTAATGGCTGCTCTGATTGCAAACAGTCAACAAGCATCAGGTGGTGTGAGCCAAGTCACAGTCCCAGTTCAGGGCGCACAGTTTGTTAATGCACAATGGTCTGATTACTCTGGTTCATTTAACCAGCCATCAGTTCAGCAAGGTGCGTTTAACGCTGAGTTCAATTTGAAACTGATGATTGCTCCAGTTCCATTCTTAGGGATGGAAGGTGCGGTTCAGCAAGACTACGCAATTATTCCTCTGATTGAAGCTCGCATGAACGATGCGACCAACGTGATGATGGATGCAATGGCTACAGCCTTGTACACCAATTACACCAACACCCAACAGTTCATTGGTTTGCCCGGCGCAATTGACGACGGTACAAACATGACAACTTACGGCAACATTAACCGCACGACCTACACTTGGTGGAAGTCGAAGGTTTACAATGCTGGTAACGTCAACCCAACCCGTCAAAACATCCTTCAGTACATTTCTGGAACCGTAAAGAACGGTGCAGAAGTTCCTACTTTTGGTGTCTGCGGTTTTGGTACTTGGACTTTATTGGCTCAAGACTACGTTGGTCAAGAACAGTATGTCATTACCCCCGGTTCGGGATTTGATAGTGATGGTAACGGTCCTCAGGCAGCTTTCCGTGCTTTGATGGTTGCCGGTGTGCCAATCTATCCAGACCCATATTGCCCAGAGGGTACGGTCTACTTCATCAACAGCAATTACCTCTCACTGTACATTCACGAACAAGGTTCGTTTGTGTTTACCGGCTTTGAATCAACTCTACCTAATTGGCAGATTGGTTACGTTGGTGCGGTGTTGATGATTGCGGAATTGGTTTCTACCAAGCCCAAGTCGATGACCCGTGTGTCTAGCTATAACTCAATTTCTATTTAAGGAGAAATAGTCATGGCTCTCGGTCTAAACAAAATTGTACTAGCAAGCGCAAGCACCAATACCCCCGGTGCTTATTGGCAACTTACTACTGTTTCAGCAAACAACACTACTGTTGTTGTTCCTGCCGGAACGTATTTGTTGTTTCCTACAGCAAACGTCACAATTGAAGCGGTGTCGGCGTACAACACCAATACCTCTTGTACAACTCCATCTACTTGGTCAACCCTTATTGCCAACAATGCTGGCGGTGTGTTGATTTCTGACGGTGTAAACGTGCGAGCAAACGTGATTGTTGCTACTGCAACGACGGTTACTTTGGCTACGGTCAATGGTGGTCAAGCCGCTACTGGCACTTACACATAAGGAACCGTTATGTCTAACGCAGATGCAGTCAGTCAGCTTTATCTTGACAGTTTTGGCTTCGGTCGAATTGGCAGCGTTAGGGCAGTGTCTCTTGCAACGTCTGGCAATGCGGTTATTACCATCCCTATTCTTGGTGGTGGTTTAACCAATGCCGGTGCAGCAGCGGGTTCTGGTTCTGTTATTGTTCGCCGTGTAACGGTCAAAAACGCAACTGGTAACGTAGCAACTGCAAACGTGGCAATTAGTGTTGCCAGTGATGGCAATATTGCTGCTGCTAATGCAGTGGTTGCAAACGTGGTTCTAAGCAATTTGACAGGTGTTGGTAAATACCAAGACCTAACTGTTGCTGGTGCTTACGGTGCAAACACAGCCATTACTGGTTTTACAACACAAGCCTTGTACGTCAACATTAACACTGCTAATGCAAACGGCACTGTAAATATTGATGTTTTTGGCGAAGTCGTGAGTTTCTAAATGTCTGTTATCTTTGTAACTAATAATTCTGACAAAGTATGGAAAGATGGCTATGCCGGAAAATTCTATACCTTTGGTAAAGGCGAAACGGTAGAGATACCAATTGAAGTTGCCACGCACGTTTTTGGTTACGGAGATGACAACAAAGAACCTTATTTGGCAAGGCTTGGTTGGATTACAACTGCTAATGATTTAGAGAAAGGTTTAGAGCTTTTGTCTAAATGGGAGTTGTCCACCGAGCCTCCAAAAAAGAACCAATCGTTATCCCCGTTGGTGGAAAGAGTACCCCTAGAGGTTGTAAAATCTCGTGGGGGAAAAGTCCTGTCAGCAGCTTAAAGATTATGGAAGGTAAATGTCTCAAAATTTGTCGGGATACATCACCCAAGTTAGACGTTTGCTGCATGATGCCAATGCCAATTTTTATACGGACCAGCAGCTAACAGATTACATCAATGCCGCCCGTGCAAGAACGGTGCGGGATACTGGTTGTCTGCGTTCCATTCAAGTTACACAATCTCCCGCCCCCGTTGCAAATCCACTTAATAGCGCAACCGCTACAAATCCAACGGTGTGGACTGCAAGTACGCCATACAGTTTAAATGACTTTGTTTTTTCAAACATTTTTATTTATCAAGTGACATTAGCAGGAACAAGTGGAACAACGGCTCCAGCGTATCCTTCCGGCACAACAAACTATCCGCCAAGCACTCAATTTACAGATGGCACTTGCGGATTAACGTATGTGGGAAACGTAGAGCAAATCCCGTACTCTACGTTGCCACAAGGCGCAAACACGCTTGATATTCTTAACGTAAATTTGTATTGGGGCAATAGTCGTGTGCCGCTAAATTATTTGCCGTGGACAGACTTTAATGCCCGTATGCGGTTTTGGCAAAACTACATTGGTAGACCAGAAGCGTTTTCAATTTACGGACAAAATACTATTTACATTGGTCCTATCCCAGACCAAATCTATCAATTAGAGATTGATACTGTTATTTTGCCAACAGATATGACGTTGGCTGCTCCTACTGTTGCTGACACAATTACTGACCCGTACACTTCTTGCCCACAATACTATGCTGCGTATTCCGCTAAGTATTATGAGCAATCGTTTGGTGAAGCGGAGATTTTTAAGCAAGAGTACATTAACCACGCAAGAAGCGTCTTGAACACGACCTTTACTCGCAGGATTCCTTCAGCCTATAGCAGTCCATACTAATCATGGCAGCGGCAGAGCAAAAGAAAAGCTACAAAGTTGTTAAGCAATTTAAAGGGCTTAACACTAAGGCTAACCGCACAGCTATTGAAGAAGAAGAATTTTCTTGGGTTGAAAATGCTCAACCGATTGGCTATGGCAATCTAAAGGTTATCCCTAACTACATTACATCTAAAAATACAAGTAACAGTGCTGTTGTCTGGGCAAATACTGTTACCCATTTAACCTCTTGCAACATTGATATAACAGATTTTGTTATTGCGTTTCAAACAGACGGTAGCGCACAGTATTACAACTTGGTCACTAAAGCCACAGGTAATGTTGCTGTTTCTGGCACGTTTTCTAATACTGGCGTTATTACGGGTCAGTGGAAAAATGAACGGATGCTTATTCTTGACCCATCTAAAGGTTACTTTACTTGGGATGGCAACAATGTCGTGTCTGTTGGTTCTGTTGGTGTTATTGCAGTTACTAATGGCGGTTCTAGTTATACCAGCGCACCAACCGTTGTTATTGGCGCACCTCTTAACGCAAATGGCACACAAGCAAACGCAACCGCTTCAGTGCTGTCAGGCGTTGTTGCGCTTGTTTCGTTAGAAGATGCTGGTTCTGGTTATGGTGTCCCGCCCCCAACAATTACTATCTCTGGTGGTGGCGGTTCAGGTGCTACGGCTATTGCTGGTGTTGTTACCTTTGCGTATGGCACAGCATCAGCCGTTGTAGTGTCTGGCGGAACCGGATATACAAATTCTGCAAACACGGTTGTAACATTTGCTGGCGGGGGCGGTACAAACGCTGCGGGTACTGCGGTGCTAGGCGGCGGTCAGATTCAACAAATTATTATGACTAACCCCGGCTCTGGATACACTAACGCTGCAAACTTAACTGTGACAATATCTGGCGGGGGTGGCGCAAATGCGGTTTGTAAAGGAATTGTTAACTCTGACTATAATTGTGGGATTGCTTCTTTTAGCGGTCGGGTTTTTATTGCTGCCGGGCGCACTATTTTTTATTCTGCTGCGGATTCCTACACCGATTTCACAAGTGTGTCTGCCGGGTCTTTTGTCTTAACTGACTCAACCCTGCATGGCAACATTCAGCAAATATTGTCAGCAAACAATTTCTTGTATATCTTTGGCGATGATTCAATCAACGTCTTTTCTGACGTTCGAGTAGATACCAACGGTATTACGCTATTTACCAATACCAACGTCTCTGCCTCCGTAGGAAGCAAACGACCTTACGCTATTTTTCCTTATTTCCGGTCAGTGTTGTTTTTAAACGACTATGGAATATATGCGCTGGTTGGTTCAACAACTTCCAAGATTTCAGACTCTTTGGACGGGATGTTTCCCAACATTGACTTTAGTTACCCAATCTATTCGGGTCAAGTATTGCTGAATAACATTCTGTGTGCAGCGTTTAATTTCCG